AAACCGAGAAGCCTGATGCGGTTAAATGAGGGCAAACAAAACCAATTAAATTTTAGAGAAATGAAAAACAACTTATTTGTAATCCTATTGACAGCATTGTTTGTCACGCTCAAACTGACCTCCGTTATTGATTGGTCTTGGCTTTGGGTACTCTCTCCTGCGCCAATTAGTTTTGGTATTGGATTCGTTCGTGGATTTGTAAAGGCTATAGTAAATCGCACCAACGAGAAATGAAAATAACTAACGAAATAAAAAACGAAACATTGGTATGGGTTCTTGCATCAATATCTGATGTAGAATTGCAATCACAATGCGATATAGATGAAATTGTAGTAGAACCTCACGGTAGAAAATCAATGCCGTTTTACGCAAGTAAGGATTGGGTAAAGCCCCTAACTAAAAATGAGGTTAGAGAATACTACAAGGAAATTGAAAACCTTTAACACCAACGAGAAATGAAATATAAAAAGAAACCAGTAGTGATTGATGCCGTTCAATGGACGGGTGAGAATCACAGAGAAATATTTGACTTCCTTACAGAGAATGCTTTTGATGCAGAAGCAATGAAAGTAAGTGGAGAGCACTTTTACATTGACCACAATAAGGTTGATGGTGGATTGGTCATCAAGACCTTAGAAGGCGAACACCTTGCTTCTATCGGAGACTTTATCATCCGTGGAGTCAAAGGTGAATACTACCCTTGCAAGCCAGATATCTTTGAGCAGACCTATGAGAAAGTAGAATACACTCATATCTGGACTGGTAATGAATGGTGGAAAGGCAACGGAACTATTACTGTTCCTAACGGCACTGGAATAATGGAATAGATTTTTTGCGGAAAGTACCGAATTATGGTACCTTTCGCAAAATTTCACCCTTACAATGGCAGAGCAACTAGAACTAATCGAGCAATCACTATAGTTATGAAGATTAAGACAGGTAAATACTACTCACAATGGGGTTTTGGTGTGTCATTCATTAAATACACCAAAGGTATGTGGTCAATCGTAGTCGACCTTGGTCCGTACTACATTGACTTCTACAATATGAACGGCAACAAAGGCGACAACCTCAAGGCGTTCAACGAATTCTACAAGAACATCGAAGACGACTTCGGTCCGGCTCCAGTATGCGATAAGTGCGGTAAGGAAAGCGAGTCGTGGGATGATCTTGTGCATAACATAGATTCCGCAACACAGTGGGAATTGTGGTGCTACGAGTGTGTTGATATGAAAAACAAAATCAATAATGAGCAAGATTCTATGAAAATCAAAACCAAAACGTCAAGTCGAGTTAACAAAAACAAAGGCAAAACGTCAAGTCGAGTTAACAAAAACAAAACCAATGAAAAATCCTAGACTGATTGCTGAACAATACAAAAAAGCGCAGTACTTTCGCAATGTCTGTAAGTACAACCGGAAAGAAGCTGAGGCTAAGTACTGGTCTGGATACATAGACGCATTGAGTTTAATTCTAGAAACAGAGAAATGACAACGGGAGAACTGTTCCTCGCAGTAGAGGACTGGGCACGCGAGCGAAACCTGCTCGAGCCAGAGTACAAAAGCCGTCAGGCACTTAAGGTTATGGAGGAAGTAGGTGAGACGATGGCCGCACTTGCTCGCGGAGACAAGCAAAAGCTTGCTGATGGCATCGGTGACTCTATCGTTACGCTCATCATCCTGGCTTCACAAGCTGGACTAAGCGCCCACGATTGTTTGCAGTTGGCGTACAACGAGATCAAGGATCGTAAGGGTCGTATGGTTGACGGAGTATTTATTAAGGAATAAAATTATATGAGCAGGACACCCAACTACTACGTAGGTAGAACACACGGTATCGAAGCTAGGAAGGTAGTAGAAGACTTTCAGTCTGACAACTACAACTTAGGCACAGCCTTGACGTACATTATGCGGGCAGGAAAGAAGCCCGACAATCCAATCACTCAGGACATACGCAAAGCAATTGCACACCTTGAGTTTGAGCTAGAAAGACAACATTCAATTCAACAGCAAAATGAGCGTACTCAACCAACCAGTAACGATCTTCCCGAGCGTAACACAGACCGACAACCCGTCCTACATAACCGTAGGTTCAGCGCTAAACCGAATCTTGACTGGTGGGAAACATCTTCCGCTGGTGCAGCAGGTGCGGAGTGGTCAGAAGGAGGCAAAGAAAAAGCTTCCGGTGATCCTATGGGCGGGTAAGTTTGAGAGCCGCAAGGACGACTCACTACAGCAACACTCTGGACTAATCGTTCTTGACTTCGACCACATCGACGTCGAGGGTAGCAAGAACGTACTCTCCACCGACCCGTACGTATTCGCTTGCTGGATATCTCCATCGGGCGAAGGACTCAAGGCGTTGGTACGAGTATCTAATCCTAGCCTCCATAGAGACCATTTCCGGGCACTTCAGTCGTACTTTGATACAGAGTATGGTCTTGAGGTAGATCCTTCAGGAATCAACGAATCCAGGGCCTGCTTTGACAGCTACGACTCACAGATTGTAGTCAACGAAGACTCCAACATCTTTGGCCAAATGCTGTCCGAGAAAGCCATCTCGCAAAAGGCCGAACAAAAGGACCACTACACTGACTACAACAAGTTAGCTGTTGTCTCATCTATGATTCGTCGTGCAGACGATGGAGAGAAGCACGCCACACTACTGAAAGCGGCTATACTTTGTGGTGGCTACATTGCAGTTGGGCGTATGGAAGAGGACGAGGCAATCCACGTACTGGAGCGAGAGATCCTCAAGCGTGACGTTGACTCCATTGAGACAGCACGCAATACTATCCGAGACGGAATTGAGAAGGGCAAGACGATGCCTATCCGTGAAGTACTTGAGAACGAGAACTCCGTCAAGCTGGAGATGATGATCAACGACGGTGATATGTCGTTCATCTCTTCGGATGATGAAGACTACCGTTGGATTCAGGACTTCATTGACGGAAAGCTAATACTAGGACTATCAACTGGTTGCGAGAGTCTAGACAAACACTTCTTGTTCAAGCGTGACTTCACCATCATCAACGGTATCTCAAACATCGGTAAGTCTACGTTCGCGATGTATATGATTGTATCATCAGCTGTCCTTCACGATTGGCGTTGGGTAATCTACTCTGCCGAGAACAGAACAGCCGCGGTGAAGATGAAGCTCATCCAGTTTGCAACTAACGTACCAGTGAAAGACCTGCGCCCAAGTGAACTCAAGCAGGCATACCAGTGGGTGAACGATCACTTCACCATCATCAGCAACAAGAACTTATACTCGTACACAGACCTGATGATCTTCGCAGAAAAGCTTGTTCGTCAAGGTAACTACGATGGGTACTTCATTGACCCATACAATAGCCTGAAGATTCAGATGTCTCACGGAACAGCTCTGTCCACACACGACTACCACTACGAGGCAGCGTCAGAGTTCTTGAGCTTCACGCAGTCGCACAATATGGCTCTGTGGCTTTCTACCCACGCGGTAACGGAAGCACAGCGTAGGAAGGGAGACGATGGTTTGCCTCAGGCTCCGTACGCAGAAGACACTGAAGGTGGCGGTAAGTTCGTCAATAAGTCAGACAATTTCTTGACCTTTCACCGTAAGATTCAGCACGCTCAGTACGATATGCGGCGCACCGTAGAGCTGCACGTTCGTAAGATCCGCGAGGTAGAATCTGGTGGAGAACCGACTAGCCTTGACTACCCAGTGTTGTTTGAGATGAACAAATTCAATACTGGATTCGTAAACAAACTCAGCAGTAAACCCCTGTTTCCTTCAATACTGAAACCAATTGTTGAAAAGTTAGACTTTGAAGTTGGCTCAATTCATACAGCTTTCTAGTATCTTTGGGTAATGACAATTGATTACAATGAAATTGAAATTAAACTTCCACCGCCTCCATCGCTTAACAAGCTTTATGCTGGAAGGCATTGGTCATATAGGGTCAAAGAGAAAGAGTCTTATTATAGACACATTGAGTCTTCACTTTCAAAATATGATAAGTGGTCTACTGAGCGCTTTGCTATCTATCTGTCTAGGAATCATCGCAGTGATTTGGATAATAGTATCGTTGCTGTTAAGTTCCTTGCCGATTATCTTCGCTATAATGGATATGTTGTTGATGATACTCCTAGATATTTCACAGAACTTAGAATCGTTGACGAAAAATCTATCGAGAAAAATACATTTGTTGCAAAAATAATTTGCTATGGATTCAAGTACGCTGACTAAAGTTTGTACATCTTGTCTTGTTGAGAAAGAATTAAATGACTTCCATAAAGACAAAAGTGGTAGGTATGGACGCAGATCAAAATGTATAGTTTGTAAAAAAGAATATCACGATAACTACAACAAGAAGTGGTATCAAGAAAACAAACACATTCGATCTAATCAAATAAAAGAATACGCAAAAAACAATAGAGACAAAGACAGGGACAGATATAGAAAAAGAATGGGTTCAGATCCTTTATTTAGATTAGCTAGGTCTATGAGAGCGAGAATATACAATGCCCTAGTTGGTAAAAACAAAAAGCCATCATTTTCTTTTGTTGGGTGCAGCGTATTAGAACTTAAAGAACATCTAGAAAAACAATTTAAAGATGGTATGGATTGGAACAACTATGGTGCGTGGCACGTTGATCACATAAAGCCATTGTCTTCAGCAAGAGATTCAGAAGAGATTGTAACTCTATGTCACTATACCAACCTTCAACCTCTTTGGGCTACTGAAAACATAATTAAATCAAACAAATATGACTCTTGAACAACTCAGCCGGATTTACTTCTTAGCGACGGCACGGATCTCGGAAGGAAGCGCAGAACTGTACGAAGCAGTACACGATGAAAAGGGCAGCCCAATCCTGGACGAAAAGCAACTAAGCGAAATAACAAATAAGTACTCACGTTCATTCCGCATTGAGCTTGACCTGATGCGTGCCGCATTGAGCGAGTACAAAGAGCAACACGGATGATTAACGTTGTACATATTGATGGGCTAAATGGTGTAAACTACCATAGGCTCATTGCTCCGTTGACTAAACTACAGGAGCTTGGACTGGACTTTCACTGGATCCAGTCGCTAGAGGAGTTAAAGAACTTAAATCTAGACAAGGTAGACAACCTAATAGTTTCCAGAAAAGTTTCTGTAAATAACCACAAGGAGTTTAGCAGAATGCTAAAGAGTCACGGGGTTAGGCTCATACTTGACAATGACGACTATTGGACACTCAACCCTGAGAATCCAGCAAAGGCGCTATATGAAACGTACTACAGCCCAGACATCAAGAAGACCATCAAGATTGCTGACGTAATTTGGACTCCATCTAAGTATCTGGCTAAGCAGATGGCTAAAGAGAATCCTAAGGCCATCATTGAATTCGTAAACAATGCAATCAATGGAACAGAAAAACAATGGGCAGATCAGCGAAAGACTCGCTCTTCTGTTGTCCGCTTTGGCTATATGGGGGCTATTGGCCATAACAATGATGTGAGAGAGATTGGATATGACTTCTCCAAGATCTATACGTTTGGCGTAAAAGATATGGGCTATGAAGACATATTTCACTTCAACAAAACTTCTGAGCCAAAGACCTCTTTTGACTACGCATCGCTATACAAGCAGGTAGACGTTAGTCTTGTTCCTCTGGCAGCAAACAGATTTAATTGGTGTAAGAGTGACCTTAAGATTACTGAGGCAGCCTGGACAAACACAGCTGTCATAGCATCCAACACTCGCCCATACAATCAGATTGTGCGCCACGGTGAGACTGGACTCCTATGTTCAACTAGAGAAGAGTGGGCTGAGGCTATTGATATGATGGACAAGAAGCTGGCAAAGAAGCTTGCAAACAACCTATGGGAAGATCTCAGGTTTCACGAAGACTATAATCTTGACAAGGTAAACGGCAAGCGTCTAAAGTATATCGGATGATACATATACTGACTCCCTGTCATCGTCCTGAAAATCTAGATAAGATAAGCAAGACGATACCGAAAGAATGCAATTGGATAATAGTATTTGATTCAATGGTAGATAACCCTCCTGTTATTGATGGTGCTGTATGTATGAATTCAAATATGACTGGAGGCTTTGGATCGCATAACAGAAACTATGCGTTTGACAATTTCCCATTTGAAGACAACGACTGGATTTTTTGGCTGGACAGCGACAACATTGTACACCCAAGCTGGTACGATCGAGTTAAGGAGTTTGTAGATTCAGATGATGATGTTTGTATGGTAACTTGGAATCAAGTAAACAGAAATCTAGACATCAGACTTTCTGCTACTACTGAGCCTATGGTTGGCGGCATTGATTCCGCATCTTTTATGTGCAAGTGGAAGTATGTTAAAGACATCAGGTGCACTGACAGTTATTTCCACGACGGCGAATATGCGGTTGCCTGCGCAGAACGAGGTAAGGTTATTGCTATACAAGAGAACTTGAGCTATTACAACTATTTATGATCAAGTACGAGAGGGAGCTGTTCAAGCTCATTAAACAGCACCTTGCTCACGACCTTGAGGAGAGCGAGCACAAGATGTCCAAGTACGATTGCTACTCTTTGTCGTATAACGCAGACATCGAGCTCAAGTGCAGGAACGTCCACTACGACGATCTTGTTATAGAGAAGATCAAGTACGATGCCCTAATTGGTAGAGCTGCTATGTTTGGGACTCGTCCCATTTACATCAACTCAACGCCTCTTGGGGTCTGGTCTTTCCGTTTGGACGAGCTTGAAGAGCCAGCGTGGGAGGATCGCCGGATGCCAAAGACAACCTACTTTTCCAACAACAATATGATTGTCAAGGTGGTAGGGTACTACAATATTTCGCTAGGAAAAAACATCACAGACTTGCTAGGTTTGTAGACTGTTCATATCTTCGCGTTCCGTTTGGGTCACATCTGTGGCCCTTTTTTGTCTAATCTAAAATCAACCAATATGGGACTATTTGACGAGCGAATTGCTTTCAAACCCTTTGAGCATCCTCAATACTTTACCGAAGGATGGCTGCCTCAAGCTCAGGCCTTCTGGCTGTATACTGAAATCTCAATGCAGGGAGACGTTAAGGACTTTAAGGAGAACCTCACTCCTGCTGAACGGCATTTAGTTGGCAACATCCTGCTCGGCTTTGCACAGACCGAGACAGCTGTTGGAGACTACTGGACCGGTATGGTAACAAAGTGGTTCCCTAAGCACGAGATTAAGCAGATGGCTATTATGTTTGGATCACAGGAGACCATTCACGCCGCTGCCTACAGCTACCTCAACGAGACGCTTGGACTTGAAGACTTTGAGGCGTTCCTTCACGAGCCTGCTACAGCTGCTCGTTTTGAAAACCTCGTCAATACGAAGGCTGGATACGACCATAATATCTTGAAGATCAGCCCGGTAGCTAGAAAGGATATTGCTCGCTCCATTGCGGTGTTCTCTGCGTTTGCAGAAGGCGTAGCATTGTATTCTTCTTTTGCTGTTCTCTACTCATTTCAAATGCGCAACCTTCTAAAGGGAATTGGACAGCAGATGAAGTGGAGTGTGCGAGACGAGAGCCTCCACAGTAAGATGGGTTGCGTTCTGTTCAACCACTTGTGTAGTGAATACTCTGAGATTCGAAACTCCGTACGTTCAGAAGTAGAGGAGGCCGCACGTGTTGCTGTTGAGATGGAGATGAACTTCATCGACAAGATGTTTGAGATGGGTGACCTCGAGAACCTTAAGTCGGAGGACTTGAAAGAGTTTATCAAAAAAAGAGCTAACGAAAAGTTGCAGGAGTTGGGATATGAAAGTATCTTTGACTACGACAAGGATAAAGCAGCTGAGCTTGACTGGTTTAATCACTTAGCCGGAGGAGTAACGCATACTGACTTCTTTGCCATAAGACCAACAGATTATAGTAAAGCTAACGAAGGAGAAGACTTTGAAGCAATCTGGGACTAATGAACACAGTAATAGCCGTAGTAACTACAATCAGGGACGAGTATGGTGTTCCTGTCTGGGCAATGAGGAGTAGCAGTCGTGTAGCTAAAGTTCGTGAAGCAAGACAACTTGCTCTTCACTTTATACACAGGCACGCAAAGTTTACGTTGGCCAAGTCAGGCCAAAGGCTAAACAGAGACCACTCCACCGTAGTGCACAGCAATAAAGTTGTAGCCAACGAGATTGCCATAAGCAAAAAATACCGAGAAAAATACGAGTTCATCAATGGAATAATCTTAAACAAAATAAATAATGGCTAAGAATGTAGCTGAGTCACTAGGCTGGGAGCTTGGTGTCGACTTCCCCGAATGGGGCAACACAGATGAATATGTAAAGACAATCTCAAAAGGATACCTTATGCCAGGAGAGAAACCTGTTGATGCATACTGGCGCGTGGCTAATGCTGCTGCTCGTCGTCTATACAAGCCTGAACTTGCACCTAAGTTCTTTGAGTACATCTGGAATAACTGGCTTGGACTCGCTACGCCTGTGCTCGCCAATATGGGTACAGACCGTGGCCTTCCAATTAGCTGTTACGGCATTGACGTGGCTGATAGCGTGCACGACATCGGCTCAAAGAACCTCGAGCTTATGATGCTGGCAAAGCACGGAGGTGGCGTAGGTATCGGAATCAATATGCTTCGCCCTGCTGGTTCGCCAATCTCCAACAGCAATGGAACAACCGATGGCGTGGTTCCGTTCTGTAAGATCTACGACTCAACCATCCTCGCTACATCTCAGGGTAACGTACGCCGCGGTGCTGCATCAGTGAACCTGAACATCGAACACGATGACTTCTGGGAGTGGATCGAGATCCGTGAACCTAAGGGAGACGTGAATCGCCAGAGCCTTAACCTGCATCAGTGTGTTGTCATCTCAGACAAGTTTATGCGTCGCCTAGAAGAAGGAGACGAGGATGCACGTCGTCGTTGGTCTAAGGTGCTGCAAAAGCGTAAGGCTACCGGAGAGCCGTACATTATGTACCGCGGCAACGTGAACAAGCAGAACCCTGAGGCTTACAAGCACAACGGACTGAAGGTCTTTATGACCAACATCTGTTCAGAGATTACTCTTCATACTGACGAGTCACACAGCTTCATCTGCTGTTTGTCCTCGCTCAACCTAGCAAAGTATGACGAGTGGAAAGATACCGATGTAGTGTACTACTCTACGTGGTTCTTAGATGGTGTGCTAGAAGAGTTCATCCAGAAAGCCAAGAATATGAAGGGCTTCGAAAATTCGGTTCGCTCCGCTGAAAAGGGACGGGCACTTGGCCTGGGCGTACTTGGATGGCACACCTATCTACAGCAACGCGGGATTCCGTTTGAAGGGCTGCAGTCGCAGCTGGAGACCCGACGCATCTTCTCTCACATCAAGATGGAAAGCGATCGTGCTAGCCGTGATATGGCTCGCGTGTATGGCGAACCGCTTTGGTGCCGTGGGTTCGGTGTTCGCAACACCCACACCCGTGCTATTGCCCCTACGGTATCGAACAGCAAGCTTAGCGGAAACGTTAGCGCTGGAATCGAGCCGTGGGCAGCTAACGTCTTCACCGAGCAGTCAGCAAAAGGAACCTTCATCCGTAAGAACCCTACGCTTGAGAAGCTGTTGAAGAAAATAGGGATCAACACCAAGGAGGTTTGGGATCAAATCTTGGCTGATGGTGGCTCTATCCAGAACATAGATGAGCTGAATGGATGGGTACTTCAGAACGGAAAGGTTATGAAACAGGAGGACGCTGACGAAATGGTAGGATACTACACCGTCAAGGAAGTGTACAAGACCTTCAAGGAGATCAACCAGCTTGACCTTGTCATTCAAGCAGGACTACGTCAGCAGTACATTGACCAAGCGGTCAGTCTTAACCTCGCGTTCCCATCGGAGGCTTCTCCGAAGTGGATCAACCAAGTCCATATGGAAGCTTGGAAGCGTGGAGTGAAGACGCTGTACTATATGCGAACAGAGTCGGTACTGCGAGGAGACATCGCTACTAAAGCGATGGATCCGACCTGCGTGAGCTGCGACGGTTAGTACACTTAGCATACTCACAGTTGCCATCACAAGCTGTTGGTCTGGTCTCGCACCATCCCACCACAGCTGGATCAAGGGGCTCGTCGTAAGACGGGCCTTTGTTATTTGCCCTGCCCACGGTAAGACTTTGCGTAGTTTTTTGAGGTCTTCAATTTACTAGTCTTTGTCTTTGCGTGAACGCCGGGGCGGTTAACCTTACTATTGGGCTTGAACGTGGATGCAGTCTGTGCTTTAATCTTTGCCATTACTTGAAACGATATAGAAACATCATAACGGCTAAACAGGCCGCCAGAAACAAAAGTAGGAAATCTTTGATCTTGCTTCCTTTAGTCTCAGGTTGAACAAGTTGCGGTGGACACTCTGCCTGAACAGATACCGGATACGGAACCTCCTTCACTTGGGTCTTCACTATCATCTTATCTTGATACTTTGTGATCACAACGCGCACAGTGTCGTTGTCGATGACGGTGGAGTCCCCCGCTTCTGGAACCTCAACGGTGTCCGTCAGGTAGATTGGCGGAGTCACAATCGTGTCCCATATCGTAACAACCGTGGGCTTCAAGATAGAAGGGTCCTTCTTGGCTGCTTGTTTCAAGTGCCACGTTGCGCTGCATCCTGTTAAGAATGCAGTTAGTGATAGGATTAAGATGTACTTCATTTCGTTTCGGGGATTTCATAACCAGTTAAAATGTAAACCTCTTCTGCAGGCTTGAATTGACGCTTGATGTTCTTGTTAGCATCAACAATCATTTTGGTGTTACCCTTTTTAATGCCGATGTTTATGATTGCCTTGTACATCTTGCGAACTTCTTCAAGCTCTGCAAGGCGATTCCTGCGGGCGATACCAGTAAGATCAGTATACTGCTCTTGCTTGGTAGCAAACTGCTGACCAAAGAAATATAGCTGAGTTCCGGTGTCAAACGTGTAGTCACGGATAAATGCGCGCGATGTAACACGACCAACAGCATCTAGTGGACTGTATCGCTGTGCTTCAAGCTCGTAACGGCGAAGTTCGTCACGAACAGCAGACGTAGCAAACGGAGGAAGAATAAGAGACTTCAATGTATACCCACCGTATTTGTACGCCTTAGTAAATGGGCTATCATAGCTGTTCACAATATCCTTACCGTAGATATCCTTTGAATCATATAGATTAAACAGGAACGTAACGGCCATATTCGGATTAAGCATATCCGTCATATGTCCAGGGAAGGACAGCGGATCAGTTACTACGTCGAAGATAGTTCCGTATGGATCCTCCATTGAGTAGTCATACGTGGTAGCAATTCCATCCTTAGTGATGCCAGTAGGAATGATGCTGTGTCCTTCCATCCAGTTAGGACGTAGAGCTTTGATGTCCTCTTCAAGTTCATCATCATCACCAAGCGCCATACCAGCAAGGATAGCAGGAATGGTTGCACGCATACCAAATACCGCGGCAGTACCCATAAGACGACCAACGCCAGCTTTCATATATTCAGCTTTCTGTTCGGCAGACAATGAATTACCATCCTTATCCTTGCCTTTCATTGCTGTTTGGATATCCAAGTATCCATTTGCAAAGTTCGCAGTGAAACTTCTGAATGCCTCAAACTCAAACGACAAGAAGTCACCAAGTGGTAGCTGCGCAATGCGGTAATAGATTGGCGGAAGCCGAGAGAACGTAGGCGTAGATTGCTTTACTCGTTCAGCAGCTTCTTCGTGAACAAACTTCTTCTCTCCTTCTGTTAACTGATCGTAAGACTTACCAAACAGCTTGATAGAAAAACTTTTTATCTCCTTACGGAACACAACAAGTTTAGTGTAATCGTCCACAGAAGAGTACTTGTCTCCAAGCCACTGGTCAAATCCTTTGATGCGCTCACCTAGCTTTTGCATAGAGTTCAGGTAGTCCATATCGCTACCTATAGCGGCACGCTCATACATAGCATTTACGCCACCAATGAGGTTAGCATTCACGCCCTGACCAAGCAATCCAAACTCAGCCATAATATCAAGAAATGCTTCCGTCTCTGGGTCAGCACGCTTATCACGTAGAAGCTTACCGCGACGATTCAAGTCTTGAATGAACTCTGGATTGATTACGCCATTGGCCATCATAGTCCACCATCCACCGGTAAGGTTCTTACGCCAAGTAGGTACGTTGTATATAACCTTCGACTTGCGTCCTAACAGCAAAATATTTAGATAAGTCTGGAACCAAGCCATTTCTGAATCGTAAAGGCGACGATCAGTGATAGCGTCAAACACATCTTTGTGTACGTACTTACCATTCAATGGAGAGAACTTGTCGTTCACCTGACGGTATTCACCAGAAGCAATCTCTGCTTTAGTAGCTTCGGTCTTTACAAACTCAGTACCTTTAAACTGCGTAGCAATCTTAAGGATCATATCGCCCTTGTACTTAATATTGCTGAGTGACTCAGCTGTATCAAGGAAGCGAACAACAGGATCCTTCTCCTCCCCTAGTAGGTTACGGAACGTCTCTGGAAGATTTAACTTCTGCTTGAATTGCTTATCTGGCACTTTAATAGATGATGGGCTAACCATCCCAAGACCCTTGTACTTATCGCTTTCTCGAATCTTCTTAGCTTCTTCTAGATATGCTTTAACGTAGTCTTTAGCTTCAGCCTTTAGTCGCGGAGCTGCTTCTTCGATCTGCTTGTCTATGTAGTCATCCTTCTGTGCCAAGAACAGCGCTACGTTTTCATCAGTAATCTCAGAAGTGCCAATGAGAATATCCATAAGCTCCTTTTGAAGCTTAAACAACTTGCGCTTCTCATTAAGCTCAGTGCCGATCAGCTCAAGTTGAGCAATAAGATTCTTGACTTCGGTAGTCTTTTCTCCAGCTGGAAGCTGACGCTCTTCTTCGATAAGTTTTTCCCTAGCTGTTTCGTATGCCTTTTCAAGATTTGAGATCTCATCTCTTGTCTCTACTACGTCAAACATACTTACTAAGCTGTCAAACTCCTTTGAGTAAAACTCATTATATACTTCTTCAATGGCTGCTTTAATAGTAGCTTCTCCAGGGAAGAAACGCTTGTCCTTCCAGAATCGGTACGTTCCACGGAGGTATGTTCCGAGGTTTTCAAGTATTGTATTCTGAAGATCGCGAGATAGCTTGGTGAATGCTGGGCTGAAGATTATGTCCTCACTGAGTGAGTCAATGTACTCGCGCATAGCATTCGACAAAGAGAACAGCAACTGTCCGTCTTTCTTATCGCGAAGGGTAGCTAATTCTTCTTCTGAAATAGATCCATCCATTACCTTACCAACAAGATCAGATGTTGCTTTATCTGACTTGCGAAGCAGGTCATTCAAAGCGGTAGCGAACTCAGTAAACTTTTTGGCTTCACGGCTAAGCTGCGAGTTCAAGCTTTCCTTGTATGTACGGATCTTGCGCTGCTCATCGCTCCACCAGAACGAACGCCAAGACTTTTTAGCTCGGTCTTTCCAGTCCTCCTGCTTGATGTCTAGGTCTTCAGTTTTTTCTGGCTCAGATATAGATTCACTGATAACACCAGGATTACCGAACTCTTCGTCTCCTGTATTTAAGTCGTCTACTAGCTGTTGGTTTATTGAAGCGTCTTGCTTTGCATTACCATCGTATTTTGTTACATCAGCAATCTTATCAAAGTAACGAACCAGATCTGGGTTGTATCCTTTCTCCTTGAATAGTTTGATCAGATTATCTACAATTGCCTTAAGTGTGTTGTATATATCATTTAATATGCCTTCAGCACCGGCTTGGTTTGTATACCATTGATCAAACTGATTTGCAAAGTATTCTTGATAACTATCCTTTGCGTTTACTCCACCAATCATTCCAGCGTTAATTGGAGCTGGAAATACCAAGCCAGTTAATTCTCTGTTCAAGAATTTTTCTGACATATACTTCATATAGTCAATACGATCCTGTGGACTTAGTAGATTAAAATATCCCCAATGACCTACTTCGTGGATGAACGTACTTCCATTGTTTGCTTTTAGCAAATTTGTAGCAAACTGATACAGATCTTTTTCACCCCTGAAGTTTATATTGAATAATTTATCGGATTTAATAGTATTGATTACAGACGCAAGAACATCCTTTTGTTTCTGACTTAATGATTGCTGTCGGTTTATTACAGATATAATTTGAGCCTTAGTCTTGTATATTACATCGTTCTTCTGAGCCTTTTGCATATCCGCAAATAACTGCTCAGCTTGAAGATACGCTGGATTAAATCTATCAATATCAGCCTTAGTCCTTGGCGTGTACGAAGACATCATTACCAGTATGTCTTTAGCTGGAAGTATTCCTATGTTTTGTAAACGTAATATCTGACCAGTAATTTTTTGATTTTCCTTTAGATATTTGTTCCTGCTCTCAGACGCGCCGCGTTCTCTACGATAAATCTCTCCAGTATTCAAGAATGAGAACAGCTCTGGATATGAAGTCTTAAAGTTTTGCTGCGAGATGAACGCATCTCCATTGGCATTAGTAGAAACAGCTGATGGCGCTTCTTGCGCTGGAGCTTCTACAGGAGCAGCGGCTGGTGCTTTCTTCTCTCTAATCTTATCGAGTCTCTTCTGGGCTTTCTTAATATCAGCCTTTAATGCATTGATCTCATCCTTATATGTTTCAATGACATTCTCATAAGAATCTTTGGCGTCTTCGATTTGAGCCTTAAGATCGTCAATGAGATCACGCTTCTCGTCTGATGGGACCTTAGATGCTCGAACCTTGGCGATCTCTTCTTTGATGCGCTTTACTTCTTCATCGTAGTTTGACTTCTCCGTAGGGATTTCAAACTCTCTAAGATCAACAATCTTACTCTCATTGAGTTCAATTTCAGACAGAAGCTGATTCTCTTCGTCCGACACTTCCTCTGTTGCAACAACTTCTTCCGATGGAGCTGTTTCTTGAACTGGCTGCTCTACTGGAACTGGAGCTTCTTCAGCAGCTGGAGTTTTTTTAGCTTCAGTTGGTTTTACAATCTTCCCAGTAGATGTTTCAATAATTTCAATAGACTCTGGATTGAATACTACGAAATTCTTAGCGTCTCCGTAACCACCTTTTGAGTTGTATACAATGCCATCGTATCCAGATCTCTTTAAGATTTCAGTAGTTCTCTCTTTCCCTAATGCATCCTGAAGATCTAAGATTGCAGCAAAATTTGGAACATTATCCCACTCTATAGAAGCTCCCTGCTCATTTCCAGCATATTCTGTTTCAGACAAGAAGTCGTTGAGAATACCAAAATAAGATGAAGGTTGTTTTGTGTCAAAGTCAAACTTATCTAGGTAGTCTTTATATTCTTTTAATTCTTGATCAGTTAGTTTTATTTTATTAAGATCTCCATCTAATATTGGATCCCTAAATGGAATCCAATTCTTACCAACTCCATCCTTGATCTTGACGGTATAGACTACACCAGTTTTGTCATCGGAAAGCTTTTTTGCATAAGATTTTGCAATGTCTGAGGACTCAGTGAAGTATAAACCATACCCAAAAGCTTGCTGTCCTTCTCCGGTTCCAATCTTCTCCAATAGGAACTTGTCAAATTCATATGGGCTTCCGTGACGCAGAATTAAATCGCTACCTTCTACTGTTATTTCTTGGGGCTTTGTGGCTTCAGGCCTTTCTTCGACAGGTACTTGAAGTACTCCACCTGCTTCAGGCGCTTCTTGGCCTGTTCCTTCGACAGGCTGGGCTTCGATAGGGGCTTCCCCTTCGACGACAGGACTTGGTACCCCTGCTTCTTCTTGACGATCATATTTATCAGATATTTGTTTGATGTTATCTAGTAATCCGCGAACTTCAGACTTTAGCTGTTCTGCTGCTTCGTCTGATTTAACTTGTCTTAGCTGCCCTACTTTAGCTTTGAGCTCATCTTGAAAAGACTTTAGCTGCGTTTGATCTTCAGGAGTCATACGAGCTACTTTCTCATCGTCACGACGCTTCAGCTGTTCAATGCCATCAGTATATTCTTGAGCCCGGCGACCAAGCACTTCTTTCTCCTGTTCGGTAAGATCTGGATCTTGAGCTGCCTCTTGTGTCTTCTTAAGGCCTGCTCGAAGACCGCGAATCTTAGCCTCGTTATCTGGATCTACAATAGCTCCAGCCCCGCGGCTAAGCAAGTACACACCACCGCCAGCTGCACCACCATAGATAGCACTCTCGGCAATCTCAATAGGGTTGAACTCTTCTCCGGCAATAACTTTAGCAAGGGTCTGTTGTGCTACGCTAGTAAGGACTTCTTCTGTTCCTTCTTCCATTACACTACGCACACCCCTTGGAACTGCACCGAACAGCATATCGCCAAGCTCTTTCTTGGTCATACCCTCGATAGCCTCTTTGCTGAAAGCCTTACGGAGCATATTGACATCGCCAAGGAACAGCTTCTCAGCCAAGTATTCTGCAGCACCTACGCCAATACCATACAGCATCTTCTCTCCTTCTGATAGATCAGAACGATTCTGTAGTTCAGCGTATCCAGATCCAGCAGCAGAAGCACCAAGCAATCCAAGTCCAGCAGCGCCACCAGTAGCGGCTACCGCGGCAAGCTGTGGTACTTGCTGCACAAGTGTGGATCCAAAGATTGCGAGTCCAGCGCCTACGTTGCCTTCGCCAATGTTGCCTAGAAAACCTTTTGAAATCTCGTCTTCGGTAAGCCCGTAGTCAATCAAGGCGTCACGGCTACGTTGTGCTGCGTCATCAAGAAAGAAACTAGCAAGTTCGCTGTCTTGTCCGGTAATCATTTCGTTGAACTTCAAAAGTCCACCAACTATTGACTCAGCACCAGCAGCTACTTCGCTAAGAACAGGAACAGTAAACTTAGATCCAAGATCAGCCTTGCGCTGTTGTTCTTGCTTAATCAGTTCGTTTACGTAATCAATAGCGCCCTTCTTCAGTGTGGGCACAACAGCATAGTCAATCTCACCAGTTTGCGTTACTGGATTCTGAGGGAGTACAGCGGCACGAGGGTCGTCAGATAGAGAACGGTAGGTGGTGTAAGCGTTAGCGAATGCCTGCTTATCTTGGATCTTGTTGAGGTCACCCTTTGCTTTGGCAACAGCAGTGTATACCTGCGCCGCTGCAGCGTCGGCAATAGCTTTCTTCTGCTGCTTGATGGCAGCCTCATTAAAGCCGAGCTGTACTCGCTCGCTACTTAATGATTCCGATACAGATGGTCGCAGATCCGATTGAGAAGCGGATTCCTCTAAAGCGCTTGGACTTTTTTTTTTAATGTATGAGTCAACGGACAGAACGCCTGCGTCGTCAAGTCCATTGTCCTTCAATACCGTGAGAATCTGCTCTCGACTACGGCCAGCGGCCATAGCGCGTTCCACTAAAGATTGTAGCTCTTCGTTCATTACAACAAAGATACTAATTACTTTTAGTCGATAATCGTGACGCCTAGATTGCTTTTTATTTGATTATCTAAATTCTGCTGGCGTCTTTGACTTTCTTGGTTTATGCTTTGGAAATATTCTTCTACGCTAGGTACGTTTGCTTGAGGTTGCTCAGCCTTTTTTGTTCCTGCAAACTGAGATTGTGCAAACGTCTCTGAACTCCATACTCCGTCACCAGAAGGCTGGTTTCCACCTCCGATAAGAGCTGCTTCAGCACCTTTAATGTCAAGCTGTCCAGACGCTGCTGATTGAGCTTGCGATGTGCGACGAATCTGTGAAGAAGGAAGCCCCTTGAAGTAAGAGTCAGATATACCATCTGTAACTTGACGAAGCACAGAAAGATCCGCTTGGGTAGCAGGACGAGCTTTTTCTTCCACAGCTGTAAACTCTTGCCCCGATGCATCAATGCGCTTAACGCGCTGAGCTTCAATTACATATGGGTTACCATTAAGCTTTCCGAACTTAATAATTTCTCCGCCTTTTGATTTTACAGGAGCAAAATCAATTGGAATCATATATCCATCAGCAATGTTATTTCCGCCAGACTTCAAGACGTATGGAGCAGGATCGATACCAAAGTATTTGTTCTCTTTCTGCTTGGCATTAAGCTTTGCGTACTCAAGTGCAAGTTTACGATTAGCCTGCTCTACCTCGAAGCGGTTGATTCCGCGCTCAGGTACCTTAGCCATAAATGCAGCGATAGCCTTATTATTGTATGAATCAATAAGGTTCTGTTTAATGGGAGCAAAAGCTTCAGTGTCAATAATATCTAGGTCAGCACGGCTAGTTAGTTCTCCGTTCTTTCCAATCTTTTGTTGAGACACACCCTCAAATACAACAGCATTCTTTAGCTGCGCTGGGTCAATATTACGCGCCTGCAAAAACTCTTGAGCAAACTTCTCTGCTTTTACTTGGTCGATTGAACCATCAGACTTGATGAAATCATTCTTGTTACGATCAAAAGCAGCAATCATCTCGTCAGCGATTTGATTGGGGCTTTGCATATCGTATTTATACTTCGGCATCAGCGTAAACGGATTAGATGCCATAGACATAATCTGATTAGCATCACGCTTTGTTGTGCGCTCACGGTTGAACACGTCAACAGCATTTTCTCCACCTAGACTAAACTGGTCTGGATTAGCATTGTAAGCAGACCACTGTTGACGGTAGTTGTCGGCCAAGAATTGTGCTGTTCCGGCAATTTGGTTGTACTCGGCATTAGCCTCGCGAACCTTACGGCGAAGCTCAACATTGTCCGGGTCAGTAGCCAATTCGCCAAGCGCTTTCTCTACTTGATCGTATGATTGTTGAACAGCTTCACGGTCTGCATCAAGATATGTTCCTGCTTTCTTTTGGAACTGCGAAGACCACTCGTCAAACTGTAGCTGCTTCTGGCGCTCCTGTTCGTTAAGCTTGTACTGAAGTTCTGCGAAATTAGGCAGATTGATTACGCCACTTGGAATTAGTTTTGCCATTACTTCTGCTTATTGAATTTCTTTAATAGTTGACGGAAGTAAGCACTTTCCTTGCTAAGTTTCTTTTGCTGTTCTGGATTGAGTATTACCTCTCCTCCAGTCATCTCACCAATCTTCTTGCCTTGGCGTACGATATCGATAGGATTCGTCTTGTGGTCAAACTTACCTTCAGTCATCATACCGCCATCTTTCTTATAGAATGAACGATCTCTTAGGATTTCTGGGTATTCTGCCAAACCAAAGATCTTTGCGCCGCGGCTTTCATCAGTTTCTGGAATCAATGGAACTTGTTCTTCATCCATACCAGCCTGAATATCCATAAGATTCTGATTGATCAAAGCCTGCTCACCACCAGTCTTTCCTAAAGAAGCCAACGTCTCTGTACGCATTTGATCCTCCATAGTTGGAACTGGTTCAGTTGGCGTAGTCTTCTTCTTTGCACTCATACCACTGTAAATAGCGGCAGAACCAATCTGACCAAGACCACCTGAAATATTCTGTAGGCCACCTTCGATTGCAGCTTGAGCAGCACCGCGCTCCATCATCTCACGCTGGTACTCACGAGTAAGTTCATTCTCTGCACCTTGTGCGCCAACTTGAAGTGCCTGTAGCGTTTGTGCTTGACGCTGAGCAAGAATATCTAAAGCTCCAACATCCCCAGCACGAATCATACCTGGAAGAGCTCCAACAAGGGCACGACCACCAGCCTGCTGTGCGGCTGCGATTCCGGTAGCAATAGAACGATTGAGTTCCTCAAGGCGCTTCTGCTCCAGCTCAGCGTTACGTGCTTGCTTCAGTAGCTCAGCATATTCCGATGGACGAGCAGTTGATGCCTCCTTGATTCGGCTTGCAGCTCCTTGTCCGGCAAGCATCTGGCCAGCCCCAAACAGTGACTGTAAGCCACCAAGGGCAGCAGCAGCTACAAAGCCTCCTCCTGCGTATTTTTTCGTGTCTTTACTCTTCTTTGATCGCATAATGCAAAAGTACTAATTATTGTCCGAGTTGGTTATGTAAGTTGGACTTAGCGTATACTAAGTTAACAGCGTAAAGCTCTACCTCGCTTGTTGAAGTGTTTGACAGTCTAGCTTTCACGTAGTAGTCACGGATGTTGTCTCCTTCAATTGCTCCGTTGGCGATTACTACGATTGTATCTCCAGCACTTACACTCACTATGGTTCCACTAGCTGTTATCTGGTTCAGGCCACTAATGGCTGTTACCGTGAGGTTTAGTGTAACCAGTGTAGCTCCGCTAACCTTGTAGAGTGATCCTCCGATTGGGAACGGAATATCGCCCACTGGAGTGGTAAACGTGAGTGTCGAACCGCTTACTCCACCGGTAGCTACTGCACCAAGTGTAAACACTTCCGAAGTTCCAGACAACTTAGTGATTGTAGAAGAACCAGTGTTGACACTGCTGTCGCGCGGCACGTAGGCGTACCAGTTACGCTCACGCTCACTGAAGTCTCCAGTTAAGATAGTAGCAAGCTGATCAGTGTTCGTGATGGTTGCTGCCCACGCGCTGTTACCTTCAAGGCTGATGGCCTCGTATGACTTCACCATAGAAGGGTTGGCATTGCTCACCACCTCGACAACAGCAGAACCCTGAACGCCGTAGTAGTTTGCACGGCTAACAGAGCTGTTGTGTGAGTACATAACTCCGTTCTTAAACGTGTAGAGCTCGTCGTCAACAGCAACAATAGCTTCTGGACGGTACGAGTACTTGGTATTCCACACGTTTTCCTCCACGTCGTAAGCTACCGTAAAGTCGTTCACAAGGCTGCTTGGTGAACCTATTGCACCAGAGAAGCTTCCACAGTCGTTGGTGAAGTAGAACTCACCAGTAGACAGGTCAAATGCAATCGTTACAAAGAAGCTGTACGCCGTTTCGGTGGCTACGCCATATATAATTCCACTTTGACCGATAAACTCCTCACCAACGTATGCAGGCTGCCCATCAATAAGCTTGTCCAAGAACACGATACAGTTAAGGCTGTCGTCAAACTCATCACACAAATCGTCAAACTCACGGATCTCGGTAGAGAAGGTGAACAGCTCATCGTCATCAAAGTCAACCTCTGCAATCACTCGGTTTCCTGCTGCATTAGTCTGTACGTTGTACGTGTTGTACGGCTCACCTCCAGATGAGATTGTAACGGTTGCGTTGTACAGCAGCTCTGTGGAGATAATGTACTCGTCAGCCTCTACGTCAACTCCAGCAATGACCTTGTTTGAAGAAGACAGCGTGGTAAGGTAACGGAAGTTCTCCTTAAAGAATGCGTCCATCTTAACCTCGCTGATCAGTGTGATTCCGTCACGAGCTATGCGAACAACCTTACCAGAGCGAATGTCAGCAAAGTAAATACGACCACGATCAAATGCTAGAGACTCTGGGTTGTTGTTGATTCCGTAGTCTCCGAGGTAGTAGTTTGGCGCTCCAACTACGTTGCGAGAAAGCGTCAAGCTTTGAGCTCCGTCGCTAGACTCGATGATGTTACGACCAACAGGTGTCCATCCAGCCTTACGTTCTTGGATGATGTACATACGATCATCGTCACCAACAAGCTGCTTTACTGTTCCGTATAGGTACTGGAAGTCGTAGAAGTTTGCCAGCGATGGGTTAAAGCTTGACAGACCGAGGTATTTGCTGTCCACAATGAATGGATCAGAGTACGTCACAGAAGCCCTGCGGAACACAGTCTGTGCGTCCGGCTGAACAGCGTGAGGACGACCAGCAGACGTAGACTTGGAAGAGAAGAAGTCGCTTACAGAGTAGTCCTCAATAAATCCAAACTTAAAGTTGTTTGCATAAGCCTTCTCTCCAACCTTCAAAAGTCTTGGTCGGTAGTATACGTCACCCTGAGACAATTGAACTACGGCATCATTGCTGTTGGTAAGGTTAAGCGTATAAGTAGTTAGAGAGAATGAACCACTAACAGTAGACGCATAAAATACGTAGTTGTATGGGCTATTTACTTCTGGATATACGTTCTTTACAACAAGCGTATTTCCGGAACCATCCGTTAGAACATCACCTTTGTACGCAATGATATTTGAATAAAGCTTCAAATTATCTCTAGCATCAACCTGCACACTTACCAAGAATGGGCTAACAGTTGTGCGCTGGCCGACGTGCACACCGTTTACTACCGGAAAATTCTCTCCAACCTCATAAAAGATTTGCTGTTGAGTGGGTTTGTTCTGGCGGTATATCTCAATTATACAATCGTCATTCCAGTTGTCTTCTCCGGTGATTACGCTATAGTTATCCCATCCTTCAACACTAGATGACCGAACAGCAATGAACTTACCGGTTGTATTAAACAAAGCCTCATCACTTGTTAAGTCAACGATTGGATTGCTGTCAATATCATCTGTAAACTCAAAATATCCAAGTACCTCAAGGTCTAATGTAGAACGGCTTACTGATCCGTACTGAACAATCCTTAATCGATCACCATTTTGGTATACATATTCAGTATTAGCTCCGAACCCATCTTTGTATGAATCGCTCTTTCCTTCGAGTGATCGCATAGATAGGTACGTTACGTCTTCAAATGAAGATATACCTGCAAATGGCTTTGCCTGAAGGTTTGTTGCAGTAAATGCTCTAATGACTGTATACTGGAACTTCTGTGTAATGTTATTTGTCGTAGCGTATACTGGCGCCCATTTTTTAGCCCAAGAAGGTGCGGCGTGTTTTATTCTGAATACCGAATCAACTCGTCCATACAAATCATTTTCAACAGCCCTGTTGTCGTACCAATTGACGTACATATCGGGAACAGTTTGCACACCACCATTTCTATTGAACTGATCGTAGTAAACAATTCCAAATGAATGCGTAGCACCAGCTTTAAATGATTGATTTGAATTTATGTTTCCTCTAGACAAGAATGATCCATCAATGTATTCGGCATCTTCTACATCTCCATCAAGAGTCAGATATCTAGAGATTAACTCACCAGTACCTGCTCCAGACGGGACAAGAACTTCGTTTCCTTGCTGAAGCACAATTCCTGTCCCAGCATAACTATTGAAGGTTTCAAAGTCTCCCTTGTATATGATAGATGGTACGTCTACAAAGTTTATCTTGTTGAACAACTGATTGGTGGCTGGAAACGCTTCGTTTAATGATCTTCCACGTGTAAAAAGTGAATTGATCATACTAATTGGAGGAAGTGATCCTAGCGCATTAAGTATATTACCAGTATTAAAATTGTATCCAGCTTTAGCAGATAGTGCAGCACTATCCATAGAGATAGAGAATCTAATTGTATTTGAATTCTCACTTTCAACATCTATGTTTATCTGAGCAGCGCCAGAGAAGAACATAAATTTGTTAGGCTTTGCGGGGCTATTTGCTTGGAGCTCCTTTACCGAAGTTAGTTCTGTAGCATAATCAAACTCCGTGATGTCTGAGTCTAAAACTACATTGTATATGTCAGATATCGTAGACTTAATAATGTCAACAACTTGACTCTTAGTTTGTCCAGCAGATATGTATACTGTTTTATTTAGAGATAATGGGGAAGCCTTAACGTAAACGTAGTCATCTATTACAGCAGCATAATCGTTGTCCTGCTGAGTAACTTTATCTGTCTGAACCCACTGAAGGTAGTATCCTATCATTACCAGTTCTATGCGTCCAAAATTCAATCCAATGTTTATGGAAAGAACCGAGTCACTTTCAACAACAGCTGGAAGTGTAGAGATGTCTAAATCAAAATGACGACGCTTTAAAAAGTCAGTTTCACCAGTAGCAGATGGATATGTAACGCTTAACTCATACTCTGACGGTGCCGGAAAGTAGTTGGGCAATACATCAACGTCGGTGCGGATGTTTGCATATCCTTCGGTATATCCGCCGAGCATAAGGCGGTTACCAGCAATAGTCAAAGCCTCTGCTGTTTGTGGTACGTTGTCGTACAATTTGTTTACCTCATCCTGAGATACGGCAGAGAATAACTTTGAGTTGTCAAAAGAGATAGACTGAGAAACTACGCTGTTGCTGTTTACTAGAACGCCAATCTCATAGAATGCTCTAGCATTTCCATTACGAGCAAGAACGATAATTTCTTTTACGTCAGCAGCAGATGTCGGTACTGAAATCGACAGTGTATTATTTGCAAGCTTTTGCTCTTCGTCAATGATTCCGTCAAGAAACTGGTTCTGAGCAACAGCAAGTTCAGAGTATGGGCTAAGTGCAGAGCGCTCGCCATCTTCGTAAACGTACTGTGCAGCAAACTGAAAGGTTGACTCGTACAGGTCATTCTGCTTAAGCGCAGGGTTGGTAGAGAACGTAAACGTAGGTGGCGTCATTGGCGGCTGCTTAGCAACAGCAATGCAGGCCAGCTTCTCGGCATCGGTTCCGCTAGTAAACGCCGCTGGATACAGCCCTAGGAGCGCTCGTGTTACGTTAATCTTCTTTGGATCGGTGTTGGCATCCGTAAAGTACAAAAGCGTCTCTCCGTCCAAATTCTTTACTACCGAAGCACGGATGTGGTAGAACTTAGAGAATCCAAGAATCGAGTCGCGGTATACAAGCTTAGCCTCATTTGAAGAGGTAGAGAAGCGGTAGATCGAATGGTTCTCATTGCTGTTCCAAACAAAGAAGAATATCTCTCCGCTTTGCGGGTTAGAGATGGCTCCGATCACCGTATTGTTTCCAGCTGCTAGTGCGCTGCCAGAAGCAAAAAAGATGGGTGTGTTACCGTAAGCGTTTTTGATTACACCACCGTCACCGTCTTGTTCTGAGCTGATGCGTACGTTTACGGCATCAGTCATCTCAACGCTTTTAATCAGACGTTCGTCATCATCAAGGTTTAGGGACCGAGGTATAAGTTTGTCAATCATAACTTACTGATAATCAGCTTAATATTTTGGAGATTGGCGATAGTTTTTGCGTATCGTCTTCAATGCTTCGTCCTTATTGAATGACTTCAATCGAGAGTTCGCAAGGCGACGCTCGTTAAAGTACTCTTGACGTGCCCGTGCCTTCTCTCCAAGAGGCACGTTGCTTTTACGTTCTACGATGTGGTAGTAGATGTACGAGCGGACAGCTTGCTCAGCGTAAACGTGAACAGACGGATTGTCTGACAAAGCTTCGTCTGCAATGTACTCGAGGTACACCGTGTCAACACTGGTTCCGGTTGTAAGTTCAATGCGTCCTTGCTCTAGGTTTATTCGGTACTCTCCGCTGTAGTGACCTCCTCCGTAGCCATACAGACGTCCGTCCGTAGTGGCGTACACATAGTTGCGATAAATAAAATCGTCAAAGCCCAACAGATAATCAGGAACCTGGTAGGGTACTTGGTTTTCGAGTATGTTTTTGTTCTTATTCTCTCCGAAAATGTATACAAGTCCATCTGATCCAATAATACCAATTTTAACCAAGTCCACGTAATCACAAGGAAGACTTACCGTGTTGGTGGACAAATCAATAGCCAGCTCAACAGCCTTGATGCGCTTCATAATATCGAAGCCAAACTCACGAACAGCACGCTTTGCAAGGTTGCGGATCGTCACATCAGATACTGAGTTAGCATAGTCGTCAAACTCCATCGTAAGAACGAAGTCGTTGACAATCTGATCTACGGTTACATAACTCTGGGCCATAGCTTACTGCTGTTGTTGTTTTTGTTGACTAGCGTAGGCGTACACGTCGTTGTCGCGAAGGTTCACACCGATAAGCTTAGCAATCTCAATTACCAGTTCTGCGAAGTAGTGTTCGGGCAGTTCGAAGTCAACGCTGTTTGCTGCGCTGTATACGTCCTTACCTGCCACTACTGTGTAGCCAAAGCGCGGCATAGCTGTTGTCTTTGCTCCGTTTACCGGATTGAGTCCCTGTGGCTGCTTGTAGTACGTCAGGATAATCTTTTTGATTGTGGTTGGGTACACCTCAATGTCGTCTAAGATAGTGGCGATAGGAGCGTTATCTGTTGGGATAGACAGCTCACTGCGTAGGATGTAGTCAAGCTTGATCGGATCGTACACGAACGGAATGTTAATCTTCGTTGACGTATTCAGCAGGATAGAGCCAGAAGATGTAGCTGAGATAATGCGAGCCAGATCCGCTGGTTTGTCAAATACTCCGTTTGCTTGAGAGATGGTTGCACGCTTGATAAAGGTAGATAGATCTTCCTCCAAACGCTTGGTGGTAGACTTGTCTGACTTCGGGTCCACGTTGCGCAATCGGGTAAGTTTAGACCTGTCAAAGCCGTCAAACATATCGTTGAAGATATTCATCTGGGCGACCTGCGCAAAGTTGTTGAAGACAGCAGGCGTAACAAAGCCTCGCTGGTCTTTATTGACCAGATCCTTTAAGGCTGAATATACTCGGTTTACACTTGCCATTGCTTGTATTCTGTAGTTAAGTACAAAAGTACTTAAAAAAGAAAGGGCGCCATTTCTGGAGCCCCTTCAACCAACCAACCAATTGTCTATGAAACAATCGATGGACAAATATACACTACAATTCTAACTTCTGCAACTCTGCTTTCAAAGTTTCGTACGTCTGTGAGCCTTTCTCCGTCATACAGAACTGGGTCATAACACTCACGGTATCTTGTCCCACAGGCGTAGCAACAATTAGACGATTGCTGTCAAACCAGAACATACCGTCCTCGCGGGCCATAAGGATCTGGAAGTCAACAGCCTTCTTAACTATTGCACGCGCTGCAACAGTCGGATTGTCAAACAATTCAATGAACTTCTTCGGATTAGCCTTAGCCTCAAGCAGCAGCTCACGCTTAATCTCAGCGTTCTTCTGTCCGGTATCTACGCCAAGGTAGATCGCAACAGGCATCAGCTCATCGATAGACTTGTTGCGAACCAAGCCAATGGCGTCGTGAAGAAGGAACTCGGTATTGATGTCAACCTCTGCCTTGTATTCGGTGTTAACCTCCTCAAACAGACCGCCTCCGTTGGCTTTGTTGCCCGGGTGCATCTCAAGGAATCGCATAAGCGTAGGCTCAGTAGGCTGAACCATAAGGATACCGTTCTCAAAAACAACGTGCTTACGAACAGCAAAACTGCTCTGCTCATCAGAGAAGATAGAAGCCTCGTTGGGGCAGTAGCGGATCTGACGGTTAGTGTTGGTCTCGGGGTCGTAGATAACAGCTTCAGACTTGATTGTGGCAATGATGCCACCTCCCTTGGGGATGCTGAAGATCTTCATCTTGCGCTCTTGTGCGCCTTCCGCTTTTAGAGCCGCGGTAGCTCGTGCTGGACGTGCCATAGTTAAATGAAATTAAGTTAATAACTCCTACAAAATTACGTCTCTAAGCAAAGCGAAAATTTGGATACTTATCTGATAAACATCTGCGCTTTACGTCTGTGGCTGTTATTCCAAACTTCTTTGCAGCTGCGGTTTGCGATTCATATAATTCACCATAACAAATGACAGCAACTTTATCTTTTCTTGACGCTGACAATTTCTTTCTACGTTCTTCCGTCCAAGGTGCTGACTGTGCGTGAAGCCAAGCTTTTCTCTCCCTGCTCTTTTCACCTATTCTTTGTTTTCTCTCTTCAGTAAATTTTACGCCAGTAGCTGCCTTACGCATTTTCTCTTTAGTCTCATCAGTGCATTTGTAGCCTGTTCTACCATCGCCGCCATCTGTCATATTGCAAAGTGTACCAGTGCCTCGATCAATTCTTCCGAATGCGGATATGTAGTGTATTTCAAGCTGTTTGGCTTCGTCTTGAGTTAATTCTTTATGAGGGAATTCTATGGTATAACCGTGCTTCTCAGCTATACGCTTCCAGAACTGCGACCTATTTGATTCTCTATACGCTCGCCGACCAATTCCAATTCCAACATAAAAAACGACTCCATCGTCAGCACGCTTGTGAAAGTATATGTAATGTTTTTTCATACGTCTAATTTACGAAACATATCAACACATATTTATATCTAGTAACATCAAATAAAAAGAGGGGCCTAAGCCCCTCTAGTGTCAGCTAACTAGCTGGCAATCAACCTTATTTGCTCAAAAGCACGTGTTGGTTGGCTGCGCGAGTTACCAGTGCGAACTCCGAGCGGTAGTTGAACTGCAGGGCGTCCGTGTTGGTGTTGGTTACACCCAGGATAGAACCCGTCATCCAGTGCTCCATTTCGCGGCTGTAGCCGTTGGTAGCCTTGTAGTTGAGCTCCAGAGCAGGAGACTTCTCTCCAGTGCGAGGATCAGCAACCTTGGTCAACGGAATCATAACACCTTGGAAGTTGCTTCCAGCCAACAACGTAGGATCGTTGAGGAGCTTCCAGCTGTGCTTGTGGAAGGTGTAAGAACCACGCATAAACGAAGAGAAGCCAAGCTTCACCATATCAGCAGCGTTAGCGAACTGACCGAATTGCGTAGTAACACCAGCCGTGATGTTAGCAGCCGTAGACGTACCGTTGGCGATCAGATCGTCGATGGCGAGGTCTTGCAGGCGGTTAACGTACATAGCGTACTCAGGCATAGCACCTTGCTTGTCGAGGGCAGTGATGATAGCATCAAGCTCGTCAAGGCTAGCGATAGCAGCGGTACCAACAGCACCAGAGTTAACTACGATACCACGGTCTTGGATGGCAGAGAAGTAACCTTCAGAACCAGCGATAGAGCCGAGGCCAGTCAAACCGGTATTGGTAACCTCTTCGCCCAAGAGCATCATCATCTCACGCTTGTCGAGGAAGCGCTGACGAGTGTCGTTCTCAGACTTGATGAACCAGCGGTAGTCGCCGTTACCCAAGTTGATCCAGCCGATGTTGGTAGCCTGCGAACCGGTAACCTTGTACACTTCCTTAAGGATTTGGTACGGGTTGGTGCGCTTAACAACGTTTGATTCAAGGTAGCCAGTGTTCTGGTCGGTACCCTGAGCAAACATATTACCAACGATGGGCAAGCTAGCTTGTACGCCAGGAGAGGCAGCACTAGGAATAGCGGTGGTAAGACCAGCACCAGACAGAGCAACAGCAGTTGCAGCAGCGGTAGCAGTCTGAGTGAATTCACCAGCAGAAACAGCCGTAACGATGAAGCGGTCAACACCACCAACAAGGATTACGTCGTTAACGCGCAGGTACTTGGCAGCGGCAGCCTTGGTAGCACCGGTGGCGCTAGTAGCAGCAGAAGCCATAGTAAGCACGATAGAGGTAGATCCAGTTGCAACACCAGCAGTCGGGTAGTTTACAACCTGAAGTTGGTGCAGGCGAGTCTCCTCCCAGTACTGAACCTCGTCAGCAACACCATTAGACTTCACAGCTCCTACCATCTGGAGGAAGCCAGTGATGCCTTGGTCGCCGTAGGTCTTAACGAGAAGGTCACGGTTATCGGGCTTGTTTACTTGGTTGATGAAATCACCAAGAGAAACGTATTTGGTCGGGTCTAACCGACGAAAGCTGTTGGGTGAAAAATCCAACGGCGTAGATGCAGTTGATGCCATTTTATTTTATGTTTAGGCGTTTAGATTTTGAGACGAAGACCGTCATTGCTGTTCAGATAGTTGAAGATCTGCGCAGCGACGGAATCAGCATTCTTAGTTTCGGCGACACGAGGAGACGTTACATCTACATTCGCAGCTGTTTCTACGAGCTTGCGCTGTCCGTCACTGAGACCTTGTTTGTAGATAGCACTAGCAATTTCGTCAATGTTATCCAGAAGGGCTCGGTGAGCATTCAGCGTCTCGAAGTCCCAGCTTCCGCTTTCGTCGACATACTGATCGAAGAACTCATCAAGACGGGCGTTCTTGTCCTTCAAGTTCGACTTGTACTGGTCGTTGAGTCCGAAGTTGAACTCCTGACCATTAAGGTCAAAAGTCAATGCCTCAAGTGCATCTACTTCTTGGCTCATCGTGCGAATCCAGCTCTCGTCAATAGGACTTTGAACTTCTGCCTGGGTGGGCTCCTCTCGCTTCACAGGCATACGATAGTTCTCGCGTAACTTATCGATGTCCCGTTTAGCTTTATCCGCATCAATCTTCAATTGAATCTTAGCCAATCGAACCTCGTCGTCGCTGTAGATGTCTTCGTCAACTTTGTACTTAGACGCAACTAGGAGGTTAATGTCTTCGTTAGAGAGGTTAGGGTAGTCAACCGCAAGCTGCATCTTAACAGCACTCAGGTCGTCCATTTCAGACGGATTGATTGATTGGTAGCGAAACCAATCATACGGATCACGTCCCGTTTCCTCAACGAAGTCAGCAATCGCTTTGACTCGCTCGTCGATTGATGGGGTTTGTTGAGCTTCGAGAAACGCAGCAAGCTGTTCAAGGCTATCTACAGAAACGCCTAGCCTTTCACTGACGTAACTGGCGATTGCCGCCTCAAACTCCTGCTCCGACATCTCGGGCTCGGGGTTAGTATTTAAAGAACTTTGAGCCACTACAGGCTCAGGTTGTGCTTCGGGCTCTGGTGTTACTGGTGCTTGGATATCAGCAGTCGGTTCAGGCGTGAGTTCTGTGGTAGGCTCATTAGCGATACCTGAGAAGTCCAGAACTTCTGCACCCTGAGGAGGTTCAAAGCTCGGGGCGTCTAGCGACGTTCCCTCGGCTACCTCACCGCTGGTGATTTCAAATCCCATTGCTCCAAGAGCGTTTTCAATTTCTGTGCTCATACGAATTAAATTTTAATTACACAAGCAAAATTACTGCAAATTAGTATTGCATATTTTGCAAGTGTTTCGTATGGGACTACTTACGAAACTTAGCTACCTTCTTGGCTATGGATTTGGGCTGTGCTACGAATTGTTTGCCCTTTGCTGTTCCCTCACGCTTGGCGCGAGTGGTTGCTGCGTATTCAGCTGATGATAGGGACTTTATCGCTTTTTCTGGCAGGTAGCGTTCACCTGTTTGTCCTGATGGCTTACCACTTTTTGTACGCCAGTTCTGACGGGTCCACTTTGAGAGAGAAGTCGAGCGCTTGGGTCCCTCGTAGGATCCGCCTGCTTTCTTGTATAACGAAACAGCTAATTGCATCGCCCGAGCAGAATGCTTCCCGCCCATCCGAGCCTTGGCTTGGGCCTTGGCTTTCTCCCATAGAGCTGGATTCTTTTTCTTGGCGACTTTCATTGCTTACCACTTTACTTTATCTGCCCAGTATGCAGCGCTCATTTTGCCTTTGGCGATGTTACGGGCGTGGCGAGCTTTGAAGCTTGCACGCTTTTTAGCGCGTGCTCCAGTGGGATTTTTTTCGGTAACGGTATCAGCTCCCTGCTCACCGAAACGGATAAGACGAACCTTGTCGCCAACCTTTGCTAGTACAATATGCGACTTCTTGGGGTGCGAAGGAGTTCCCTTTGGCTTGTTAACGCCAGAGAGACCGTGCTTCTTAAGCATATTTTTTACTCTATTGTCCATTCCTCTTTGCCTTTCTGTTGTCGTAGATTTCGTAAATCTTATATCCGGTATAGAAGATTGAAAACAACAGCAGTATAATTTTCAATGTCTGCTCAATGTTTGAGAATGACAGCAGCATAGTTCCGCCATTGATTGCTGCAAGCTTTACGTCTTCGTGATTCATTTCTTAGCAAATTTTTCTACTGCTGTTCCGAAGAACATTGCTATTGTTAGGTATTCAACAGCCTCAACGAGTTCTTTGCTGGGAGCTATTTCTTTAGGAGAGAAGCTGTTGGCGATCATCGTTCCAAAAAGAACTAGGGCGCCAAGGATTCCTATGACTCTTTTAGACGACACCTCATCGCCTACGCCAAGTAATTTAGTCATCCATTGCTTCATATCGTTAAGCAGTAAAATATGTTCCACTAAGAACGATAGTTCCAGCCGCAACATACGCAGCTTCTGAGCGAGCACCTCCGCCAACCGGAATCTCGACAAGCGCAATCTGTTGAGTTGCTGGTTGACCCTCCGCGGCAAGAATTGTATCTGCACTAAAGGAGAAGTTAGCGTCAGCAATTGTAAATGCCGGGAACGTGTATGTAGCTGGGTTTGCAATAGCAAATGGAAGTCCAGCAATTCTTAAATCTCCAGTTCCAGTACCACTAGACCAAGTAATGTAAACCTCAAAGTGCACAGCTCGACCGATCTTAGTATAGTTACCGTGAGCTACAGCATATGTAGCCGATCCATCTGTAGAGCTTCCAACTACCGATGGTGTAAAACTGTTTTCTTCGTAGTCGTCAAGAGTGTTGGCGGCAGCAGTGTCTGTTCCAAACAAGATGCCTTGTGATGCCCGTACAGAACCCACAACGTCAAGAGTCTTTGCGGGAGTAGCCGTACCAATGCCAACAGCTGTGGTTGAGATTGCAAGTGCAGAATCGTTTCCAGACCCGTCGCTAAGGTATTTAGCTGTTGAGTTGATAACGGTCGTGTTAGAGGTCTTAATGATACCTTGGTAGGTATCCTTAATTGCGGTGTTGATGAGCGAAGTTCCCATTTCTTATTTTTTTATACGTTCCAGTCGTCAAATGTCAAGTTCCAGTCAGACGCAGTAGTGTTCCAGATATTGGAAGGCGTTACTGCGCTCTGGACTTGAGCGTTTGGGTAAATTATTTGAAGCCCTAGACCTAACATTATGCAATGTATGCTAGAACGGTTCCAGATACTACCTCAACAGAGTCAAACAATCCGTAGATTGCTGTTCCTGCTAGGACTGCCTGAGCGCTGAGATCGTCTCCGTTCTCTGCTGTAACTGAAATGGTAGAGTTCTCAAGAGCAAAGACCACACGGTACTGCTCTCCAGATTGTCCGGTCTGTCCGGTGGTGATTTTACGAAACCCAAACTGACCGAATGCTGCAAGCTGGTAGTTGGCGGGGTTGTTGATGTTGGCGTAACCCATAGTGGGGAAGGTTTAAGTGTTAAAGCAAAACGCAGTACAAAGATATTAACAAAAGAAAAGCCCCTTGCGGGGCTTGACTTTAGGTAAGGCTCTGCTTTACTTACTCTACAACCTCTGCTTCGGGAGCAGGAGCCGGGGTGAACTCTCCGGTCTCGAGGTCAACCGACCCGTCACCGTGCTCAGCTTGGATGGCATCAGTAGCCTCCTTGCCTTTTGCCTGCTGCTCTTCGTACGCCTTAAGAAGGGCGTCCTTGCGCAGCTCAGCAAGAGCGATTGCACCTAGTTCCATTTGGATAGCCTGAAGATTCTTCTGGACTTCCTTTACTGCGTCGAGCAGCTCTTGTTTGACTTTCGCCATTTTAATTGAAGTTTGAGGTTAGTAAAGTTATTCAGCTACGGGAGCGGGAGGCACTGGTGCCGGCTCACCGATAACTAAGGTGATGCTGGTCGGATTGATTTGTGAAGCAATCTGATTAGCAACAGAGGTTTCGAGGCTAGCAACCTGCTCGGGACCCATTGCTGCGGTGCACCAGCCAGTTGCAATCTCGTTGGTAAGTTCGTCGAAAGGAATGAAGGTAGCTGGGTCGATGTCGTCAGCTGTTACCATCTGCGTTCCGATAACGGTAGCAGAGTAGGTCTTACCTCCAGACTCTTCGGTTCCGGTTAAGCGCCAGTGGATGTTGTATACAACGTCATCCAGCTCTACGCCTTGCTCATCTTTGGTCGGGTAGCAGTCAACTGTGCGGCAGTCCCAAGAATAGATAATGGCCATTTGTGTTTTGTTTACTAATTAGTTAGACAAATATACGAAATATCAGCAAGGGTTAATACTCTCGATAAATCCACGGTCTGGTGAACCTAGGATATAGTATCCAGAGTTACATTGGTTTGAATAATACCATCTGTTAGCTCCATCAAAAGGAGTGCTTAGGCCAGTGTCTGTGTAAAGTGTAGTGCTAATGTTTGGGCAGGCGGGACTTCCGTCGCCTCCAGCCTCGTAGAAGTAGAGCGTTAGGTTGTCTGAATCAAGGATATTACACACCTCACCAAATGTCGTCCCTTGGTCGTAGATAGCAAACGTTCTATAGTTTGGCGTAGGAGGGTATCCATAGAACTCAGATATAGCATCTGGGGTTGAAAACCCAGCAAGGTTAGACAACGCCCGAAGAGAGCTGTTGGCTTGCGCCTGACCAAGCTCTAATCGGATGTCGTTAATACTTAAAGGACCGCTTGGAGGTAGTGGAGCCATTACTTAAGCTTCTTTTCAAGTTCTTCAACACGAGCAGCGAGTTCTTTGTTTGCCTCAATCAAGAGCGCAATCATCTTCTCGTAGCGTACTGATAGGTATCCGCTGTCGTTGGTGCGGACAGCCTCTGGGAGAACAGCCTGTACATCTTGAGCGATGATACCCACGTCGTGGCCGTGGTAGCCGTGGACGTGAGCCGTCTCTTCCTTCCAGTCGAACTCTACGCCAGTAAGCGTCTTTACCTTCTCTAGTGCGTTCTCGATTGGCGTTACGTTCTCCTTGAGGCGCTGGTCAGAGGTAGAGTAGGCTACGATGTCGTTGGATGCGTCAATACGTCCGTCGGTGGCGTTGGGCGCTACGCCAACGCCTAAGGAACCAGAGGTGATTCGAGCATCTCCAGCTACGTGAAGCAGAGATGAAGGACTCGTCGTCCCAATGCCGACGTTGCCTGTTGATGCTGGAATGTACATCCTTATTGTCTGACTACCCAGCGCATTTTGAGATGTAGTAAATGCCAACGCTTCATATGAACCCATATGAAGTGTATTACCACTAGAAGATATGTTGTTTAGTGCGCTTCTAAAAATACCATTATCGTAATATCCTATGCCATTTGCATAGTTTCCAAAAGCAAGAATACCACTATCGTTTACGCCATCGCGAGAAACCCTAACAACTCCTCGAATATCTACTTTTTCTGTAGGAGCAGTCGTACCAATACCGACGTTGCCAGAACTATCGATTCGCATTCTCTCGGAATTGTTTGTTCCGAAAATCAAGTTAGATGCCTCGTAGTTCCATAGGTACATCTGCGAACCGGAGATAGACAGCAATCCACCATCTGAACCAGCGCTTCCGGTTGTATTGTTCTGCATCCGAATCTGAACATCATTTGATGCTCCAGAGTTGATTACAATACCACGAGCTGAGCTTAATGGGGTGTCTGGTGCCGACGTCCCGATGCCGACGTTTCCAGCACTTGTAACAACCATTTTAGCTATAGGAGACGACCCGGCATTTGTGCCAAATAGCAGAGGGTGGTTCGTATAAGATGCTATGTAGGTTCCAACAGTTGTTCCGTCAGTGGAAGATATTACAGTTTCTTGTGCTCTACCTGCGTCATATATATCTATTTGCGGATTTCCAACAGTGGCTGTCCCAGTGACTAATGAAAATCCTAATGCGCCAGATGTAGATACTGTTAATTTATAAGTTGGATTCGTCGTCCCAATGCCGACGTTGCCAGCGCTTATATAACTTGTTGTTGGGTTAAATCTTGCAAACGTAGTTCCAGTTGTGGCATAGTTCCCGTTGTATGTATTACTGTACTTGAATTCGTATGAAGGAGATGCATTTTGATGGCCAAAAGCAAAAGTATCTCCAGCTATTGCAATTGCTGCTGTTACTACATAGTCCTCAAATGATATTTGAGAAACAGTTGAGCTAGCAATATGGAGTGTTGATGGAGTTACGTAAAATCCACTTGCTTGATTACCAAGATTTGTCTTCCCAACTACGCTAAGAGCAGATACTGGAGCCGTCGTACCAATGCCGACGTTGCCGGCGCTAGTGATTCTAGCACGCTCACCGTAAGCAGAGCCATTGTAGGTTTGGAAAACAATTTCTGCCCATTCGTTTGCATTTTGAACTGAACCAATAAATGCCTCAGTCGAGCCCCCACCGCCAAACGCAATACCGGTGTATCGACTAACGCCAGCACTTCCGTTTGTAAGTCGAATGTTTGCATAGGTTCCGTTATATGCATTTGGGTTATATGAAACAGATGTAGCGGTATTGATGCCAAGCTTTCCATCCATTGAGGTCGAGTTAATAAGAACTTGACCACTGGATGTGATTCGCATACGCTCAGCCCCACTTGATGTTGTTCCTCCAGTGCTAACTGCTAATGCAAGATAAGGGTCATCATTTCCGATAGGGGTGAATATCGATGCCTTTCGATATGTTGCCCCACCCATATTTATAATCGATACTGTATCAGAGGAAAGGCCTCTTATGTTTAGACTCCCTACTAAATCTAAAATCGGTGAAGCGAATGTAGTACCACTAAAACTTCCCGGACTAGTCGTCCCAATACCGACGTTGCCTGAACCATCAATCAAAAGGCGATACGATTCATCGGTTCTATTATATACAAACCATTGGTTTGAAGTGCTTGCTTGAACCTCCCAGCTGTCGCCACTCGCTGGAACGAATTTGATACCAGCGGAATCTTGCGTTCCGTTTATTTGAACTTGAGTACCAGCAGTTCCGTTGCTTGAAACGTTTAGCGTTCTTGCTGGCGCCGTCGTACCGATACCGACGTTGCCTGCTGCATAAATATCGTTACCCGATGAAATGCTAATACCCTCAGATGCGCTTATGTAAAGACCCTGACGAGTAGTGTGAACCAAGGTTGTCCCTGGCGTTACAGGACTTCCTCCAAATGTTACTGATTCACTGTTTAGCGGGAAGACCTCAATGTTTAGGTCCGTTGTTTGACCTTGCGCCGAAACAACTTGCGCCTCTACAGAATACGTTTCGTTGTTATTGCTAATCACTCGGATGTTCAGCTGGCTATAGAATCCAGATGTCGTCGTGATTGTAATGTCTTGGAAGTGGTTAACAAGAATCTGTGCAGTTACGTTTACTACAACGTTGCCAGACGTGCCCTGAAACGACATATTCACAGCAGACGCAAGGCTACCACCAACAATAGTACAGATTTGTGTGTATGCGGTCTGACTTACGTTAACTGTGGCCACATAACGAGGCGCTACATTACTTGTGGTAGACGTACTACCGTCCGCCATAAGATACTGGGAAGCAGTGCCGCCGCTCTTGATGAGCGACGATGCGGTTACGCTGCTTGAGAAGGTGGCTGCTCCTGTTGAGGCTATGGTGAGTCTTGCTGCAGGAGTTCCTCCTGATGTGGTCCAAAATACTAATTCAGTAGGGTTATTTGATGATGCAGTATTATTAGCATATATACCGGCGCCGCCAGTAAATACTACTGTACCTCCGTTGTTTGAAACCGATAAGGAAGTTGAAGTTGCACCAAATGAAATACCAGATGCTTTAGGATAAGTTCCACCAGTTCCGTGTGTTGCGGCTATTGTACTACCACCTTGTGTCGTGAAGGCATCTAATTGTGCGTTAGGACTCGTAGTGCCAATGCCGACGTTGCCTGCGCCGGTGATGCGCATTTTCTCGGTATCAGATGTCCAAAACTGAAGTGTTGTACCAAAGTAATAATCGCTTGATGTGATTAGCTTATGGAATGTATTTGCGCCATCTTCGGATATGCCTAATTCAAAAGCATTATCTTGAGCCCAATTGCTCCTTAAATAACTATAATAACCATCTACTCCAGCTGGCTTTGTAGCTAAAGTTCCTTCTACTATTAGCTTTTGTTTTGGTGATGTAGTACCAATGCCTACGTTGCCACCAGACAAAATAGTCATAGCGGTTGTACTATTGTTTACAACAAAATGTAAAGGGTCTGCAGTTACTTGTCTAATATAAGCTCCAACTCCTGATAGGGCGGCAGCACTTTCATTATATCCTACTATTAAACCATATCCTCCATTTTTATTAATACCAATATACCTTTCAGTAACGCCACCTGCTGTACTTATTTGAATTGGTAAATTACCGTCAGCTAAAGACCCACTACCGACAGATAGTATAGCTAATGGTGCAGTAGTGCCAATTCCGACGTTGCCAGCGGCCACAATACGCATCCGCTCTGCATCCTGCGTAACAAATATCACTGGGTAGGCTCCGTCGGAATATATGTATCGACCATAAGCTGAGCCAAATCCAGTGCCGGCTGCGTTGTCTATTGAGAAATAGAAGTTACCAGAGCTGTTGTTTGCCTGAATGTAAGGGTATCCTGTGCTTGAATCCTGTAGAAGTATTCTTGGATTTCCTGCTTGTATATGAAGCTTGGCAACCGGACTTGTAGTCCCAACCCCGATATTACCCACAACAACAACATTGTTTGTATCAACAGTTGTTCCGCTAGATGTACCAACGTATAGCGAACGGATTTGTGAAAAGTCTAAACGTGATGCCATATTAGAAAATCTTTACGAACTTGAAGTTAATGGTTGTGTTGCTTGTGTTGGAGTAATTTGCCTTAACCTGTAGCTTTCCGATACCTCCACTCACTGCTGTCATTTCTGTGGTGCGAAGATACAAGACGCTTGCGTTGGCGGCGTGTCCCATCCGGTGTAGGTATATCTCAGCCGCTGCCGACTCACCACCCTGGTTTACAGTTTCTTGATACCACTGCATAGTTCCAGTGTATGTGTATGTGTAGTGTTGCCCTCCCTGAGCCCAGTCGCTGATGTACATCTGCACCATCCACGTTCCTGTGGTGAGCACGTTGTTTGCAGCACTGAATATGTCTACCCAGGTGTCGTTCACTACCTGTCCAGTCCAGTTGTACGCTACACGAGCAGCGGGAAGCAAGTCGTAGAGCGATGTGGCTACCGAGGTGTATGGCGTCACCCAGTCCGTTCCAGAAGCGGTTGATGTCAGCACTTGACCTCCTGTACCAGCCTCGTTGTTAGAGTCGTAGTAGGCTCCGGTTACTCGGAGGTTTCCAGCAACGTGGAGGCGTTGACTTGGAGTGATTGTTCCAACACCTAGGTTTGTACTGCCCACCGGAAGTATAGATAGGTTCTTCCATTGG